TGTCTACCGACACAACAGGTATGCCAACTGAAGTAGCAAATGCAGTTACAAGAGATTACAGTGACTTAATGAAAGCAATAAATAAGAAAAAAGGAAATTAATAAATGCCTATAATAAATTCAGCTAGAAGAATAAATCCATTAGATCTTAATAAAAATGTTAAGATAGGGGTGGCTTTTCCTTTAGACGAAGAAAATATGTTTTCAGGAACTGAAACATTTAAAGAACAAGTTAAATCTAATTTATTAAATGTTTTATTAACACAACCAGGTGAAAGAATAAATTTACCTTACTATGGGGTAGGTATTAAAAATCTTTTATTTGAACAAAACATACCATTAATAGATTTAAAAGTATCAATTCAAGATCAAATTACAACTTATATACCTAACATAATATTAAAAGATGTATTTACAAATTTATCTAAAGATAAACACTTATTACAAATTAGTTTAACATACTCTTATGTACCTGATAATTCTACAGATTCAGTGCAATTAAATTTTAATAACAATAACAACTAATGGCATATTCAAAAACATCAAATAAAAGTCAAGATAAAGATGTAAAATATCTAAGTAAAGATTATAATTCTTTTAAAAACCAATTAATTAATTTTACTAGAACATATTTTCCAGATAATTTTAACGATTTTAGTGAGGGTAATCCTGGAATGATGTTTTTAGAAATGGCAGCTTATGTAGGAGACGTCTTATCTTTTTACACAGACACACAATTAAGAGAATCTTTTTTATCTTTAGCTAAAGATAAAACAAATGTATACAATTTAGCTTATTCTATGGGGTATAAACCAAAAATAACATCAGCTGCAAGTGTTAATTTAGAAATATCTCAATTAATACCTTCTGATGCTAGTAATAATTATGAACCTGATTTTAATTATGCTTTAAATATAAATAAAAATTCAACATTCTTAACAAAAAATAAATCAAGTTTTTATACTACTAAAGATATAAGATTTAGTTTTTCTTCTAGCTTTGAACCTACAACAATAAGTATATATCAATATGACACATCAAATAATCCTGAATATTATTTACTTACAAAAACAGTTCCAGCAGTTTCGGGAGATCTTAAATCTGAAATTTTTACAATAGGATCAGCAGAAAAATTTAAAACTATAAATTTATTTGATTCCGATATTATTTCTATAGAATCTATAACAGATTCTGATAACAATAAATGGACAGAAGTACCTTATATGGCTCAAGATACTGTATTTGAAGAAGTACAAAATTTAGGAACTAATGATCCTACATTACAACAATATAATAACCAAACTCCTTATTTATTAAAACTTAAAAGAACACCTAAAAGATTTACAACTAGAATAAAATCAGATAATAGTATAGATATTCAATTTGGAGCAGGTACAAATGATAAAGCAGATGAACAAATTATTCCTAATCCAGATAATATTGGTTTAGGAATTAAAGATGGAAGATCAAAACTAGACACAGCATATGATCCTTCTAATTTTTTACATACTAGAGCATATGGAGAAGCACCTTCAAATACAACCTTAACAGTTAATTATTTAGTAGGAGGTGGTTTAAAATCTAATGTAAATTCAAATACAATAACAACAATAGGAACATTATTTACTACTAATAAACCTAATGTAAATAACTCAATGGTAAATTTTGCAAAATCATCTATAGTATGTACAAACCCTGAAGCAGCAAGAGGAGGGGGAGCAGGAGAAACGATAGAAGAAGTCAGAATGAATACAATGGCTAATTTTTCTTCTCAACAAAGAACAGTTACAAAAGATGATTATTTAATTAGAACACTATCTATGCCCTCTCAATTTGGTAGAGTATCTAAAGCTTTTATAATGCAAGATGATCAAATATCACCTTTAACAACAGAACCAGATCGTATTCCAAACCCACTAGCATTAAATTTATACACTTTAGGATATGATGTTAATAAAAAATTAACAAATTTAAATACTGCTACTAAAACAAATTTAGCAACTTATTTAGAACAATATAGAATGTTAACAGATGCTATTAATATAAAAGATGCATTTCCTATTAATTTTCAAGTAGAATTTGAAATAACATCATTTAAAAATTATAATAATCAATTAGTATTATTAGAATGTATATCAGAGTTACAAACCTATTTTCAAATAGATAAATGGCAAATCAACCAACCCATAATTATTTCTGAAATAGAAAACTTAATTGGATCTGTAGATGGAGTACAAACTATAAATAGTCTTGTATTAACTAATATAAGTGGAGAATCTCAAGGTTATTCTCAATATAGTTATGATTTTAAGTCAGCAACAAGGGATGGAGTGATTTATCCTTCAATGGACCCAAGTATTTTTGAACTAAAATACCCTAATAAAGATATTAACGGACGTGTAACAACATATTAAAATGGCATATTATTTTATTTTTCCTGAAATAGACACAACAATATACAGCCATCCTGACAGAAAAACAATGAATGCAGGGGCAGATGAACTTTTAGAATTAGTTAAAGAACCAGGATCAAGTGATGAGTTTCACCATCCATCAAGAATTTTAATTAAATTTAAAAATGAAGAAATAACAAATGCAATATCTTTAATGGAGGAGGGCATTTTTACATCTTCTTTATCTTCGGCTGTTAATCTACAATTAACTTTAGCAGAAGCAAATAATATAGTATCAACCCATGTTATAAATGCATACGCAGTTTCTCAATCATGGGATGAAGGAACAGGCAAATACTTAAATGTACCAACAGCTTCTAATGGTACTTCTTGGTTTTTTAGAGATAATTCAACATTTGCAACATCATGGACAGGAAGTGGAACATCTACTAATTGGTTTGGATCTGCAGCTACTGCTCATGGATATGGAACAGGATCTATAGCTTCTACTGTATTAACACCAGGAGGAGGAACTTGGTATACAGGAAGTAATTTTTTAGGCACCCAACAGTTTTTAAAAGGAGATGATTTAGACACAAATATAGATGTAAAAGAAATAATCCATAGATGGAGTGCAAGTTTAAGTGTAGGACAAACATTTCCTGATGGAATAGTTAATAATGGTTTTTTAATAAAAACTTTAAATAGTATCGAAGCAAACCATACTGCTAGTTTTGGTGAATTACAGTATTTTTCTTCAGACACTCATACAATTTATCCCCCAAAATTATGTTTTAAATGGGATGATAGTATACAAATAACTACCCAACAAATTAATGCAAAACAAAAGGGAGAATTACAAGTTTTACTTTATGGAAACAAAAAAGAATACAACCAAAATGATATAACAAAATTTAAAGTACATGTAAGAGATAAATATCCTTTAAGAGAATTTTCAACAACATCAAATTATTTAAATATTGGATATCTAACAACAGGATCTTTTTATAGTATAAGAGATGCACACACAGAAAGAGAAATAATCCCTTTTGATGATAATTTTACAAAACTAAGTTCTGATGGTGATGGTATGTATTTTAATTTATATATGAATGGTCTACAACCAGAACGTTATTATCGTATATTATTTAAACATATAAACCAAGAAGGAACAACAATATATGATAATGATTATCATTTTAAAGTAGTAAGATAATGACTTATGGCATATGGTAATTCAAATACTCAATCAGGTTCTAATCAAACTTTTCCTTTATCAAAAACCATAATAAGTAACCAACAAGCTAAAGATATATTAGCTGATACTTTTAAGGAAGTCGCAATATCAGAAGAAAAATTTGATAGTAAAAAAATAAAGGGAATATATAATGATTTATTTTACCAAATTCCTAAAAAAGGAAAAAAATCCCATACCTCTATAATAGAACAAAGTACTGACTATGTTTTTCCCGAAATAAATGAAAATTATGAGGATGCTATAGATTCTTTAACTGACGAAATAGTAGAATTATCAAAATCTTCATCAATTTTATCTACACCTATTATTTCACCACAACATCCTGTTTATGATAATGGTACTCTTATACAAGAAGGAGACGTACAAGGAAATTTTGCTCTGGATCCTAATTCTCCTATATGGTTTATACAACAAGGAATGAAAAGAAAATTAGATATTCATTCTCGAGGTTATTATATAAGAGCATTACGACAATCACAAGGAGAAAATGTATATAATTCAAAGGGAAGTTACAAACCACTAGTAGAAAGTCCTTATTTTAGATATCTTGATGATGATGATTTAAACACTATTGATGATGGAACCCCTATTACAACTGGTAATGATTTTAATATCAATCCAGTTTTAAAAATAGACCAAGAATATATTTATTCTGATATAGATTTAGAATTATTATGTAAGGGAAAAGAAAGATTTTATAAATTTAAACAAGGAGAAGTAGGGTATGTAGCACAACAATTCTATGAAGATCCTATGAATATTGAAGGAGGATATTGGTATGTAGATCCAGAAGGATATTGTGAAATAGAAGTATGGCAAGAAATACCCCCAAGTCATCCTTTTTATAGTCAATTAGGAGGGTTTTCTTGGACATCTGTAAAATGGAAAGGAGGAACTAAAAAAACAGTAAATTTTTCTAGAGATGAAAAATATTATGGTCACTCAACAGGTCCTAAAGGAATAACAGATCCTTTAGACACTGAATTTTATACAGACTCAACAGCTGATTTAGGAAAATTTTACGCAACAGACGTACCAGCAGGATTTTTAGGGAATTATAGAAATTTACCTAAACATTATATATGGAAGTGGTGGGGTGAAAAAAATCTTTTTCCAGGAATTAGATATGTTAAACCAGGTAGTAGAATAACATATACTATGAAGTTC